GCGTGATGACCACTTGCCCCGCCACCATGCGCGGGGTTTCCCACCGCGACAGGCGCACCGGACCCCGCACCCCATCGTACTCGACGACGTACCCGCCCTCGATGACGTCCCACGGGATTACGGTCCAATGCTCTCGACGGAGCTTGGTCTCCGCCCCCGACGTGTCGCCGTCCTTGTCGACGGCGTTCACGCCAGGGGTGGCCCGCATCTGGGCGAGCACGGGCAGCCACTCTCCGTCGATGCACTGCCAACGCGCGGGATGCCAGATGTACCACCACTGCGCGTTGGTCGGGAGGTTGAGCTTGGGAGCTCCTCCCGCCGTCTGCGTAGCGGGACGACCCGCGAAGGTCGGTCCGGCGGCGTTGGTTGTATCGGTGAAGGTGACGGCCACGTGCTCTCCTAGATGATGACGCTCACGCGTCGGTGATGATCGACACGCCCATGCTGTCCTGAAGCTTGCCGATGCCGAGGTAGTAGCTGGCGAGGATCGAGGTGGTGCCACCGCCAACGATGCGGTCGAACTCGACGACGACCGGCGTGCCAGCCGGGGTCACAACGCCGGGGGCGCCGGTGATGGGGAACGGGGAGCCCTCGACGTAGCCGACGGCGCCGCGACCGAACATCGCGCCCGCACGGTCCGCGCCAGCGTTGGCCGTGGGGACCTTCGAGGAGACGAAGATGTCCACGCCGTTGAACATGCCGGCGAAGCCCTGACCCTTGATGTTCAGCATGTCCTGCGTCGCCTGCACGTACTGCGTCGCGCCGTACTCCGCGCGGAGGCTGCTCTGGAGGTCAGCGAGCTGGCGGGGGTGAAGGATGGCGATGTAGGGACCCGGCACGCTGGCGAGGGTCAACGCAAATTGAGCTGAGTAGAAGTCATCAACACTCATATCCACGCCCGAAACGCCAGCCGTGGTCGTGAAGCCGTCCGTGACGTCGCAGAGCGCGTTCTGGAAGGCCATGACCGTGCTACCGACCATGCTCTCCGCGAGGCGCTGCGCGGTCAGGCCGATGGAGTCGGTCAGGCCCGCGAGGTCCGTGAAGTCGTAGCGGAGCGCGAAGCGACCGATGGTCAGCGTTGCCGCGGTGGAGGTAAGCGTGGTGTTCGCCACGACCGCGCCGTCGGCAGCGGACGCGAGCAGGTCCGAGCCGTCGAGGCCGACGATGGGCACCTGAAGCGCCGCGGAGCCACGGCCCGCCATGTTGCCGAAGTTGATCAGGCTCGGGTGGTTGTGCAGGCTCGCGCGGTCGGCGAGCTTCAGCACGATCTCCTGAGCGAGGACGGCGGCAACGCGAGCGTTGCCAGAGAGAGTCGAGTATTCGGTGAGAGCCATGTGCGTGTACCTCGATGATGATGGATGGTCGTCATCCCGGCGTCGCTGTTACGGGGCTCGACCCGACGGGTACGCGTAGCCTACCGCATTCGCAGGCTACGCGCACGCGGAGAGCGTCTAGCGGTCCAGCCCGAGGATGGCAGCGCGCGCTGCCTTGTACTCGGCGGGGCTCATGCGAGAGATGGCCTCCGGCGAGTACTGCGACGGAGCGCCCTTCGGGGCGTTCGTCGCGCCCGCGTTGGCGGCGGGAGGAGGCGGCGCCGGCGGGGCGGCAGGCGCCGGAGGAGCGCCTCCCTCGGGCATGTATGCGCGTACGGCCTTCGGGAGCTTGTCGGCCTGCGTGAGCCATTCGCCGAGAGGAGGACGCCCCTCCGCGGGGAGGCGGTCGTACGCCATCCGCACGAAGTCCATACCTTCCTGGTCGGTGATGCCGCGGGAGAAGAGCTCGCGCTCCGTCTCCCACTGCGTGCGCGCCTGGGAGAACTTGGCTTCCCACTCGGCGGCGGTCGCCTTGTAGGTGTCGGCCTGCTTGACCATCTCGGACTGCTGGTCGTAGCGGCTCTGTAGCTCGGCGAGCTGCTCCCGGAGCTGCTTACGCTCGGTGCTCAGGCTGCGGATGCGCTCCTCGGCACGCGAGGTGCCGACATCGTCGGTGGTCACGGTCTCGTCGGGCATGGTCACTCCTTGCGGGTTGCTTGGTAGGCCCGCAGGATGCGCCTTGCCCATGCGCGTCCCGAGTCACCGCCCCAAAGTAGCCAGGCGATACGACCCGCGGAGGGGTAGCCGGGACCGCCTGGACGTGCCGCGGGGGCCTCCAGGTCGATCTCGTGTCGGTCGAAGTATGCCACCATGCGACGGATGGTCTCAACGGAGACGACCGAGCGATTGGCGAGCTGGGTTGCGCGGCGTGCCCCGATAGGCGTACCGCCGCGGTTGAACTTCTCGCGCAGCTCTAGGCCGCGCTTCGCCTCGCGGGCGACTGCGGGCGGCGCGCGAAAACCTGCGCGGGCCCCCTCCTCGAGGAACCGGCGCAACACGTCCGGGTGCGTCGCCGCCAGGTAGCGGCGCTGGCGCTCACTGACGACCGGCACTCGCCTCTCCGGCATCCATCTCGGAAGTCGGCGCCATCTCTTCCTCGGAGGTGGGGGCATCGCCCTCCTCTTCCTCAGGCTCTTCCATCTCCGCGGCCTCTTCGGCCACCTCGCGCGCCTTATTCATCGCGTCGATCTCGGCGAGCATCGCCGCGGCGTCCTGCTCGGTGAGGGAGTCATCGAAGAGGCGCAGAGCTTCGACGCGGGTCATCAACCCAGCATCCAGCAACTCGAGCGCGTGCTTCCTGCGCGCGTCGAGCTCCGCGCCCGAGAGGGGAATGGAGCGATACTGCACCGAGTACCCGCCTTCGGGGTACTGCGTGCCCAGCACCCGGTTCAACAGGATCGCGGCGGTCATCACGAGCTGCTCGTCGGAGGCCCGGAACGACTGCGCGTAGGACCTCTGCGCCTCACGCTTGCCCTCATTCGACAGCTGGATGGCGTACCCGCTACGCGCCGTCCCGCCCATGCGCTGGATGTCCGCAGGCGAGACGCCCGCGTCCTGGGCGAGGCGGTTCGCGAAGGCGGCGATGGTCTGCTCGAGGGCCGCCGTATCGCAGCCGGCGGCCCACTGCCCGATGACGGGTTGCTGTTCATCGACGGCACGCAGCATGAGCACCGTAGCAGGGTCGCTCACGACCTCGCGACGCGCGGCTGCGATGTCGCCCTGGATGGTCCCGCCCTGGGGCTCCGCGCCGACGATGTACCGCTGAGGCCACGACGAGTCCTTGATCGCATGGAACAGCATCGACATCGCGACCGCGACGTTCAAGCTACCCTCGACCACCTCGACGCCTTCCCACGCGTCCCACAAGCGGTCACCGATGCGCTCCGCATGGTACAGGACGTAAGGCAGGATGGGGCGCCCGTCGTTGCGACGGTACGGGTACGCCGCGCCCGAATAGTTGCCGCCGAGGTAGACCTGCGAGAGGTCCTCCCCGACCTTGCCGCCGTCGATGTACGCGCGCACTTGGTAGATCGGGTTCTCTGGGTCCGAGATGTCCAGCACGTCCCACGTCCACCGGGGCTCGCCCTTCTCGTCCAGGCGCTCGCGCAGCTCGTGGACCGAGACGGGGTAGTCGGGCCTGTCGGCGAACGACCGCGCCGTGGTCATGTCGGGCGCCACCGGACGGAAGGTCAGCCGTCCGTCGGCGGTCACGTGCACGCGCTGCCAATACTCACGACACCCGACCACCAGCTGCTGAAAGCGGTTCATGGTCGACCAGAGCCCTGACCGCGAGATGGTCTCCGCGAGGGCCTCCGCGTTCCGCATGACGGGATGCGTCACGTCCGGCGGCATCACGTAGAGGGCGCTCAAGGCGCGCGCGATCTGCCGAAAGATGTTGGACGACATGTCGGGGTAGCCCCATGCCGCCTTGCGAACCGTGCCCAGATGGATCTGGAGGCGGTTGTGGAGGTCCTCCTCCCACGTGCCCTCGAGGAGGCGGCGCCGGAGTCGGGTGTGCTCGATGCGACGGACCTCGTAGGCGTCCGAAGAGATGACAGGGACGTTCATCCGATCCTCACGGCGTGGGGGACGTATAGCCGTCGCGTGACGAGCTCCACCGCACCATAACGCAAGCTGTCGATGCCGTGCTTGTGCTCGTCGTCGGCGCCGTCCCACATCTTCAGGTCCTCGATGAGCTGCTTGCACCGTGGGTGCACCGTGAGGTCGTGCCGCAGCATCGCCGAGTTCAGGATGCGGACGCCCTCGTAGATCGAGCCGGCAGGCTTCCACGCCGTGTGGATGCGGAACCCGAGCGAGCCGACGGGGAGGCGTAGCTCTCGCTCGAAACCTTGCATCAGCAGCGCGTTGCTCTTCTTCCCGCCCCAGCGCCGGCCTCCGTGCTTGCGGTCGCCCGTCCACCTGTCGACGGACTCCACGCGCATGTTGTTGCGCCTGAGCATGTTCAGGATGTCGCGTGCGTCCTGCTCGGGCGTGGTCGTTCCGTTGCTGATGGTCTGGTCCAAGATCCAGAACCGCGGATTGCCCTCGACGCCCCCCTCGCGGGAGACGACGCAGAGGGTCGCGACCTGGCTCCCGCCCTCGGACCCGTGGTCGATGCCGATGCCGACCTGGCACTCGCCCTCGGGCAACAGGTCCGACACGTGCGCCACCGGGTCGAAGCCGGCGAAGATGCGTCCCTCGGAGAAGCCTGCGTCCCAATCCCCGTGGATGCGCTGGCGCCGTTCCATCGGGAGGATCTGCGCCTCGAGGCGGTCGATGTCCTCCTGCGTGAGAAGCGGACGCCCGCCGATGGGCGTCGTGTTCTCCACCGTCAGCGGGAAGTGGAGATCCTGCACGACGCGCTTCTCGACCAGGTCGCGAAGCCAGCCGAGCGGCGCACCGATGGGCGTAAGCGTGACGGCGATACGCCCGCGGTTTCGCATGACGCGCGGGACCAGCTCGGACCACACCGCCTGCGGGGGAGGCTCGTCCACTAGGACGTAGTCGATGGTCGACCCCGCCAGCGCGAGAGCGCCTTGGTTCACGGTACGGATGCGGAGAACGCTTCCGTTGACGAACCTTATGATGGGTGTCTTGCCCCGTATACCGCGGCCGGGGGTGTATTCTGTGGCTGGATCGATAGCGTTCTTGGGGAGCAGGTTCCAGAGCTTCTGTTGAATGCTCAGAGACTGCTCCCACGACACGACCACCACCCAGGCCTCGATAGGGGCAGCGCGGACGAGCGTATAGGGGTGGCTCCCGAGGCACCTGTAGATGGTGTCCACCAAGCCCATCGTCGTCTTCCCCAGCTGGTTCCCGGAGCGCGCCAGCTTGATCGGCGCGGAGCTGCTCAGGAACGCGAGCTGCGGGGGCGTCGGGTTGAAATAGGCAAGGGGGTCCGCGACTGCCCTGCGCTGCAAGGTGTCCGCTGCACGCGCGATGGCCGATAGGCTCATTCGTCGTCCTCCGACCACATCACCTCGTCGCCGACGAACCAATCGCCACGGCATCCGCAGCCGCACCCGCTGATAAGGCCTCGGCGCTGCATCGACCGAAGCTTCGCGAGGAGCACCTTGAACGGGGCATCCGGCACGCCGGGATCGTGCACGTACGGCATGGAGCCGGGACCCATGTCGCCGAGGTGCGTGTGCCGGCGCCCACGCTTGCGGTTGAGCACCTCTAGGATGCGCTCGTCGGAGAGGTCGGATGCTTTCATGCGTCGTCGGTCCCCGTCTTGACCAGGCGCAGCGGAGCGCCACCGCGCCGGATGGCCACGGCCTCCTCGATGCGCTCGAGGTGTTGGGGCGGCAGCTGCGCCACGGCCTGGACGATGATCCCCAGAAGCTGCTCGTCGCTCATGGCGTCATCCGGACGGTTGGCCTTCTCGATGGCGGCGTCGAGGTCAGCCCGCGTCTGGAGCGCCCGAAGCTTCAGCGCCGACACCGCCTGCCAGCTTCCAGACTCCGCGGCGAGCTCCGCGCACTCCTCGAGCTGCGTCACGCTGGCTCGCAGGTAGTCCACAAGAGGCAAGGTTGCCGCCTGTTGGGGGTCGAGGGCGGGCTTTTTCCGGTACGGACGATGGCGAGGTTTTGGCACGTTTTCACCGTTTTCCGGTCAAATCCGGC